TCAAAACCAAGTTGTTCCCACATTGGTTTAACACCCTTGTAAATTCTAGTGGTTGCTAAATCAAAATTATTTAAACCCGTATCCTTTAACGAATTAGTTAATTTTTTATTTATAAATCCATTATGTATTGTTTCTGGCATTAAAATTCTCTAATTATTATTAACATAAAAATCATATTCAGTAGTAAATAATGTAAATCCAGCAGCAAAACTAGCTAACCTTAGTATAGTATTACCAGTTATACCTTCTGTAGTTGTATCTATAATATAACTATTAACATTTCCATTGTTATTTGTTATATACACAGTTGCACCAGAAGATAAAAGATTTTCATATTCATTAGGGAAATCAACAACTGAAAAATTACTATTTGTTCCTCCAGCCTCTCCACTATATGTCAATGTACCATTAATTTGACTAGGAGTATTATTAGTATCATCATTAGTTTCATCGGTATCATCATTGTTGTCATCAGTATCATTTGTGTTTTCTTCAAACAATCCCTCTATTCGTCCCAAAGTAGATCTAATTTCTTGACTAGTAGCAGGATCATTTACTTCAATAAAATAAAAAATATCTTCAGTAGGTTGAGTTGAATTTTTAACTTGATCTAAAGCCCATTCCCAATTATTAGTTGGAGTCTCGTTTCCATCTCTAACACCGCCTCCAGTTATAGTACGAGTACCAGGTGTTAAATTGTCACTAACACCATCTACATATTCAGCATAACCTAACATAATATCTTTCCATTCTTCATCTGTTTCGGAAAACCACACTACATATGCAGCCCAATTCCAAGGCATTGTAAATGGATCTGGTGGATTATTATCATCGTGTATATATCTTACATTAAAATTCCAAGGTTCATTTAAATTAACAACATTAACTGTTTGTAATGAATTTGGTGCAGTTGGTCTAGTATCTCCTGCACTTCCAAACCACATATTATCTAAATCAATTGGTATATGTTCTGGTTGTTCTAATGTTGGTATGTCAGTATACAACCACTCAAATTTAGCAGAGATATTATAGTCATTATTCATTGTAATAGTCGTTGGTGATTCATCACTAGATAGTGCGTATGTGTCTCCTAACCAACCATCAAATATAACTTCAGCATTATCGTCCTCTCCAATTGTTACTGTTGATAAATTAACCACAGTTCCTTGAACAAAATTTATTTCTCTTGGAACAAATAAAGCATCTTCACCATCTACACTAATAGCTCCTAATGGATTATACATATTAGCAAAGTGACCATCTACACTTAAAGATAAAGTATATGTTGTAAGTTCTTCTTGATTATCTTCATCTTGATTATCTTCATCTTGATCTTCTTCATCTTGATCTTCTTCTAAAATATATTCATCAACACTTAAATAATATGGTTCTAACAAGTCTTGAAATTTATTTAAAAACTCATCATTGGATTTATTTAAAAAATTAAAAATTTCTAATTTATCTAATAAATTTATTTTTTCTATTAAATCTGATGATGCATTTGTAGAATCAAAATCACCATCTTCTCCCCTTATAGGATTTATTCCTATAGTGTTTAACAATGATTTAATTAAAGTTGAGTTTAAACTTGTACCACCAATAGTAGCAAAATTATCATAATTATATAAACTAAATTCATAATTTTTTGATGGATTTAATAATATGTTTGTTTCAAATTGTTCATAAGCATTTATTTGTTTATTATTATAGCTAACATATACTGTACCAGTAATAGTATAAAAACCTGGTTCTTCATAAAAATGTTCTAATAAAGTAGAACCCTCTAACAATTTAGGTTCGTCTGTATATTCTAATGGAGAACCATCACCCCAATTTAATTTAAATAAATAAAATCCACTATTATCACCAGCATTAGCATAAGCAGTAAAATTATTTACACCACTTTGTCCAGCATAACCAGTAAGCCTATTTCTGTTAGCATAAATATCTATTAGATTATTTGTATTGTAATCTCTACCTCTACCACTTGCTCTTGGATATAGATAGTAATTTATTTTACCCTCTGTTGCTAAATAATATTCATTTGAATTTATTTTTTTATCCCAATATCTATCAACATTAATTATCTCATTATCATTGTTAGCATCTAATACAAATGGTAAAGCATCAATAGTATATTGGTAAATAGTAGAATTAAAATATTGAGGGTTAAAAACTATTCCCTCTGCAGAAAGAAAATTCATTTTAACTGTTTCTCTATCATCAGTTAAATAAGGTTGAAATGTAGATTGGTTATAATTTATACCTTCCCAATAATCTCTATTGTTTAGCGTAAATGTTCCAAGTGTTTTACGCAAATCATTTTCTTCTATAATTTGAGGTATATTATCTACAATTTCATATTTTAAATCTATACCTCTTGTTCTATCAACAACAACTCTCTGATCATCATTAGTTTCTTCATAAGGACCTATAGACTGATTAACCTCATTAAAAAGGTTTTCTATTGAACTAAACTTAGGCATTAATAACCTCTAGTTGTTTCTCTGATATTATCTCTAGGCCTTCTTCTATTAACCACGATTTCATCTCTTTCTTCTCTAACTATTACTTCTTCCTCTTCTTCTTCAACTAATTCATAATTAGGATTTGCATTCCAAATAAAACCACTCCAAATCCATTGTCTTTCAGGACTTGTAGCTCCTCTTTTAAAATTTCCAAATAAAGGATTGTATCCACTAGGTGGATTTGCTGGTCGTGGTTCTGTAGATATTCTTGGTTCAGTAGGTGGTTCTAAATCTTCATCTATTGGTTCATCACTTATTGGTGGCTCATCAGGTTCATCACTTATTGGTGGCTCATCGGGTTCATCACTTATTGGTGGCTCATCGGGTTCATCACTTATTGGTGGCTCTATTGGATTATCATCTTTAGGTTCATCAACATTAGGTATCTCTTCTCCTATACCAGTTACAATTATAGTTTGTTGTGTAGAAGATTGACCAAAATCATTAAATGCAATAAAGGTAACAGTATATTCTCCATTATCAGTATAATTGTGTATTGGATTTCTTTCCGATGATGTATTACCATCACCAAATTCCCAACTAACATTATCTGCTCCAATAGATTCATCAGTAAATTCAACCTGTTCTGTTAATTTAACTAATACTAAATCTCCTGCTACATTAGTTTCAACTGTTGCTGTTGCCATATTATACTCCTGATACTGTTTCTGTATCCGTATCTATAGGTTGTTCATACTCTAATATTCTAAATGAAAAATTAACAATTGGTAAATCACCTATTACGATATTATCCGAATCCATTGTTTCATCATCAATAGGTAGTGTAGTTAAATCACCTATTTTAAATCCACGAGCTCTAAGTAAATTAGAACGACTTATTATCTCAACTTTACATTTAGCACCTAAACCACTATTAGCAACCACGGTATCACCATCCTCTGTTGGTAAAATATGATTTAACCAATATTGTTTGTTACTACTTAACGATTCTTCTATGTCCCTATCTTCATCTACTTGAGGATTAAAAGTAGCACAAATAAAATACCACTCATTTAAATCATCAGTTGGTATTTCAGGATATATTTTATGAGCTCTAGTTGGAAATCGTCTAGTTGGATTATAATTACTATTTGGTCTAGTTACTAAATCTCTTCCTGTTATTCTATTTAAACCGACATTACCATTTGATAGTGTAAAACCATAATGATTATCTCTAATAAAATCATCTTTTACCACCAACCTTACTGTTCTACGATATTTACCATTACTATCTTGAGTAATATTTGTTTCTAATCTAAATCCATTACCATCTATTTCATTTGGATTACCAAAATTAAAAAGAGTTCCCTCCGAAGTTTTGTTAACAAACCTTACCCACATTGTTATTGTAAAACCATCTTCCAAATAACTTGGTTTACCAGTATCAGAATTTATTTTTTGGAATTCTAAATCATCATCACCAGGTGACCTTATTATAATTGATTGGTTTGGTTTTCTTATTTTTAAAAATCCAGTTGATTTATTTTCATATTCAGGTCTATCATCTCTAACCTCTTCTACTATATTATCAGCATCTAAAAGATAAGTATTAAGACGATTTCTCATATCTTCAAGAGTTTTACCTTGATTATTAGTATTACCTTCTGATTGGGAAATTAGTCTAGTTATATAAGCATTTATTTGATTTTCATAACTAATACGAGATTGTTCGTCTGTTTCATAATTTGTTGCTTGTTCCCCAATACCATCATCATCTACATCTTGAAAACTTGGTGTTGGTCCTATTAGTGTATCAAACTCTCTAAAGAAATCATTTATTCTATCTTGACGAGTTGTTTGGTTTGGTAGTAATTCAAAAATATTTGTATCTAATATTTCACTAGCTTTATTAGGATCTATTTTGTTTCCAAATTTTGGTTTTGTTAATTGACTTAGATTTAATATATCTGTAAAGGTAGTACCTATTTTTTGAGCAATTACTATTTTAAATCTATCAGTATCAAAATTCATTGTGTATATGAAAACATCTTCACCATCAAATACTGGTCCTTGGCTTACTTCAATAGAAAACAAATCATCCAATTCAACAATATCGTTATCAAAAATATATTGACACATGTCCTCAAAAATATCACCTTGTAAATCTTTTCTATTTTCTAATGTGTTTCTATCTTTTTTATAAAATACAAGAGGCTCGTCTTCTTCACGACCTGTTTGTTTTTTACCATCACGAATGGTTGTTTGTAAAGAAAATAATTCGTTGTCTGAAAGAGTATTTGATTGAAACCATATTTTGTAAAAAATATCACTTACTCTTTCACGAGTTTGTTGTAAATCTTGATAACCAAATTTTTGAAATATTATTTCATCGGAAATTAATTCGTGATTGACACCTAATACACCTCTACCAATCATCAAAGTACCATCTTCATGTTTGTGATATAAACCTATATATTGCTCTTCTGAATTATTTTTAAAATAAAAATTATCGTTTTCTTTAGCCTGTAAAGCAACTTCTACAATAGGATTATTAATGATTTCGGGATCATTATTTCCATAATTAGCCATTACTAAGTCCTCAGTATAAATTCAAAATCATTATCATATATTATTTCTTGACCATCATCATGATTAACTTTTATCAAAATTTTATAAGCACGATTAGGTTCAAAAGAATTTAGGTCTTGTTTAAAATAGTTAGAAGTTGTATCACAACTCATTGTTGTATAAGCACTAAATGGAACAACTGATTCATTTGTTGCCATATCTACAATAGAATAAGAACCTTTTCCATGTGGTATAAAACTACCACTTATAGTTTGAACTGATGTTGTAAATGATTTTTGTATGTATCTTTTACGAGCACCAAATCTAAATTTTACAGTTTCGTTTTCTTTATACGCTTCTCGTAAGTGGATTGGGTATAGGTAGTTCTCACTATTACCAGAAACATCTAAGGTGGTCAAGCTACCCGTATTAGAACCTGTTGCTGGTAAATGGTCATCCCACTTTAATTCTATCTTAGGAGAGTATATTGTATTAGTTTGTCTTGAGAAAAATTTAATATCTTCAAAACTACCACTTGATGTTTCTCTACTGCCAGATATTCTCACTAACATACCATAGTTATCATTTACACCACCAAACCATTTTTTAGCCATAGTGGTTATATTCATATTTACATCCGGTGATTCAGACGAAAATACTTGTGTTGTTTCATCACTAGCTATATAAGTACCACCAGGATTTGTCCAACTTATTTCAGAAGCACCATCTCTATTTTTTCTATATAACCAACTACAACCATCTGTTGTTTTTGGAACATCTATTTCTTTACCAATACCCTCATCCCACTCTTGACTTAGTGGATAAGCAGCAATTGTATATTCTTCACTTAAACCACTTGTTCCCTCTGTTTCATAAAGTCTAAGATTTAACTGATAGTCATTTGGTAAAACAGATGAACTAATATAGTTTTCTATTTCATCAGTATCAAATTGGAGAAGAACACGAGTTGGATGAGAAAATGTTCTGTCAAAAAATACTTTTTTTAATTCAAGTATTTCATCTTGTCCTACATTTTTATTTTTAAAATCTTCACCTGTAATTTGGTCTGAACCACTATTAATAAAAGTATCTTTGGTTGTAAAAAAATATTTATGCATTATATCACCTTTCCATATATGTCTTGGTTAGGGTTTCTTAATTCAAATACAGCAGGTGATACAGATGGTCTAATTACTGTATGTATGAATTCATTATCACCTTGATTAGCATTTGAAAAATTATATTGAAATCCGTAACCAGTATCTCCATCTGATACTGTGTCACCATCACCTTGAAAGGAGTATAATTTTCTACCCTCTGCATATTCACCTGGTTTACCATCTTGAAATAATAATAATTCTTTTATACCAATTACACCATCTAATCCCAATATATTATATTGTAAATCACTTATGTTTATTGATTGTCTAAATTGCATTTTTTCTACTCTAAAAAAGTTTTTTATTACTTCAATTACATTTAATTTAACTTCTGTTGGATTGAATCTTCTATCGTAATTAACAATAAAACGAACACCAAAATTAATTATATAAGCAGAAAATAATGTATTATTAAGATTAAAACCAAAACCAATTTGATCATTTATCATTCTAAATTGATTTAAATAAGTTCCTATATTTTGTAATACAAGATCTGGTGTTTGCACTAGTTGTTTATTTTGGTTGTAAGAAAGAGTAGAAAATAAAAGAGCTCCTCCATTTAATCTTTCCACATAAGCTTTAGCAATACTACCAAATTTTTGAGGTAAACTCAATACTCTTGCCGTATAATCCTCTTTAGTAACACATCTCATTTGAGATGCAAAAAAAGAACTAGCATTGTTTTTAATTTCATCAACAGTTTGACCATCTGTTCCACCTGTTCCAGGTTCATCATTAGTTACATTTATCGATACACCAGCTGGAGTATTATTAATAGATGTAAGTTCTCCTACTTGAATATTTGATGTAGCTCCACCACCAACTCTATATGTAAATGTTAATGTTGTATTTGCTGGAGTTTCACCTAAGTTTGGAGTATTACCTGTAACAACACCTAAAGCACTTGGAATATCAGCAAGATTAGTTCCATTAATTGTCACACCAGCTTGTTCTACAGGATCAACATTTGAGCCAGAGTTACTAAACCTAAATAACCCATTACCAAATTGAGTTTTATAAGTTTGAGTATCCTCATCAAACTTAGTTACGAATTTTTTAGTAGTCTTAATATACTCAACAACATATGGAATTGGTATTTCTGATGTGTTATCTGAAGCATCACCTTGGTCATAAGCAGTTGCTCTCGTAGAATCATCTGAATAATGTGTTTGTTTTAAAATTTTATCTTGTGCTAAATAATCAACTTCATACCATTTTTGTCCTGAACCATCTTCACAATTTAATATCTCTATAACATCGTTTTCACCTAAATCTAATTCTAAAAATTTAGTTGGAGTTGTAATAGTAAATGACTTTGTTTTTGTTTTACCCGATACAGCTCTTACATATCTTGTTAGAGTATATGAACTAGCTTCACCATTTGAATTTAATATAGGAGCACTTATATTAGGATCAGCTGAACCACTTGATGTGAAATCTATTTCATCAGTCGTTTCGAAAAGTATTTGACTATCTACATTAGAAGCAATCTGTAACCCACTATCTATAGAAGATGGAGCTTCACCATAAACTGGTTCACCAGTATCACTATCTGCACTTATATTTGTACTTATCTTTAAACGAGCAACCGATGGTGTTTTGTTTACAGGTTTATACCCTAAAAATTCTGATAGTCTT